GCTCTTTTAATGTTTTGTTTCCCTGCAGCTATTCTTCCTTCTTTAGAAGAATGAGGTTTTCCTTTTTCTCCTCCTCCAAAATGTTCAAAAGCTTTTTCCGCAGCTCTTTTCACTGCTGGACCACCTGCAGCTCTTCCAATTCTTCCGCCTGCAGCTTTGCCAGGGCCCCAAATATCTCCAGATTTTTTTATATTTTTCATAGCCTTATCTATTCCTGGATATTTACCGATATGTGGACCTGGACTACCAGGTATATCTAAACTTTCATGTCTCTTTTTCTTTTTAATTTTATCAATAATCTTCTTTCCACCTTGAACAACTTTTTTAATAATGCTACCTGCAGCATGTCCAGCTCTACCACCTTTAGCATAGCCACGATTCAATTCTCCATGAACCCTGGATATTTCAGCTCTACGATTTCTATTTGATGGTTCAGCTTCAACACGACCTAGTTCTTCTAATAGGTTCGTACGTCCACCGCCAAATTTCTTGACTCTGTCAGCACCAGTTAATATTTTCATAGTATCTCTTACCGTTCGTCCAATAGATGCTGTACGTCCTTCTTTAGAACTATGTGGTTTTCCCTTTTGCCCTGGACTATGTTTAGGTGCAACATGTTCATATACATTTCTAACCAAATCTTTTGAAATATGTTTATTTGTAAGTCTATTTCCTCTTTGTGCTATATCACCCATTATTTTTTTCCTTTGGGAATTTTTAACTCGTCTATTTTCTTACCAGTTACTTTTTCTAATTTTTTATGCAGTCTTGTAATATCCCCTGCTTGTTTAGTTAGACCTGGGAAGCCTTTTTTAACTCCTTGTTCAGAGATAAGTTTAGTCGTATGGGGTCTACCAAATTTCTTAACACCTGTAGCAGAAGATTCTTGTAAACTTTCAAACATCTCTCGTGATTTTTTCAAACCACCCACGCCAGGTTTAACAGATTTAATAGCACCTGTTTTACTGGATTTAATTCCTTTTTTGCCTTTCATCAAGGCTCTACCAAATCCTTTTATGGCTGCTCCGACTACTCCCATAATAAATTCCTATTTGTTGACTTTACCAGCTTTTCTTTTTCCCCATTTGCCATAGGATTCGTCTCTACGATCTTTGAAAGATTGTTTCTTAGTAGATTCTTTACCCGTTCTCATACCAAGAGATTCATCTTCCCGTGCTGCGTAGCCCTGCTTTTTTCTTCCAGCAGATTTACCTTTGCTATATGGGAATCTTACATTACTGCGTACACCGTTTTGTCTCATAATGTTTCCTTTTTATTATAGTTAAACAATAATGGCAACTTATTTCTTAGACTTAGGTCCGCCATTTCTAAAGACCTGAGTACCCTTGATTCCAAAAATGCTTGCTACGACAGTAATCCACAAAGTTTGGAACCATATTGGCAGTGAGCCAAAATGATGAAAGAAAAGTTCCACCTTCTGCATCATTTGCGCGTCGTCTGAAAAAACCCCCCAGGCGAGCACGATGATCGGCGCCGAAATTACCAAAAGGACGAATTCGTCCTTATAATCGTTTTGCCGAGCCTCTAAAAGTTTGCCCTGGTAAGATTCCTCTCCTCGGGCCATACGTTCTGCATGAAGCAGAGCCGCATCCGACATAGCCATTTTAGTTCTTTGTTTATTAGAATAAACTTTGGCTCCTGCTTGTAGAGCCATTTTTGCTAATCCAAACCACATAATATCTCCTTCAAAAAGTAGGACTTACGCGCGTCGCGCGCAGTTTTACCACCAACTTACTTCAGATTTTTTATCTTTTAACATTCTACGTTGGCCTCCAACTTTATTCTTAGTTGGAATCTCCTCAGGAATTTTAACTTCAACGCCACCTTTAAGGTATCCATCCTTATTAGTGAACTGTTTAAAATTAACTCCTTTGTAGAAAGGTTCTTTTTTTGCCATAGGTCCTCCTATTTTTTCGTAACCTTTTTAATTACTTTTTTAATAACATTAAGATCTGTAGGACGTTTTTTAATTTTATTATAAACATGACGTCCTGTTAATATAGCTCCTACCGCTCCAACCAATGGAGCATCTTCTTTAACTCTTTTACCAACTTTTTTTAAAGCTTTGCCAAATCCCTTGATTGCTATTCCTACTACGCCCATTATCTTTTCGGTCCTTTTAATGTTTTAACATCTTTACGCTTCATTGAGTCAGATTTCAACTTAACTCCTGCGGATAAATAAGCTTTATCCATAGTCGTATCGGCTCTAAGTTCAGCTAGTTCTTCATTCTGTTCTAATTTTTCATCTGAAATGTCTTTAGCTTGAACTAATTTAGCCTGGTCAATACCGACTCTGGCTTCATCATACTCTTTTTTACGCTGTTGGTCCATAGCTCTTAAATCAACTTCTCTAGATTTTAACTTAAGCAACGGATCATGGTCAAACTGGGAAGTGATTTTCTTTTCTTCCTTCATGAATTCTTCAGTCATTTCAGCAATCAACACAGCTTTTCTTGCTTCTATCGTTTGTTGCATCTGTTGTAATTGTTGAGCTGCCTGTGGATTCATCGGTGCTTGTTGCTGTAATTGTTGCAGTTGCATCATTTCCTGACTGAACTCTACTTGAATTTGTTCCATAGCCATTAAACTAATATGTTCTAAAATATTCTTTTGTAACGCTCCCATAATAGGCGGATTGTTTCTAACCAGGTTCGTCGCCATAAAATTCAAGTGCGCAGTAATATGCGCGCTATGATCCTGTCCTGGAAACGCTTGAAAAGGTTTACCCGCTAAAGCATCAATGTTTTCTAACGAAGGATCCTTCGGTGCATTCGGTGGAGGAGGAGGTAAAACTTGGTCAATATTCTTAACGCCTAAAGCCTCATACATTTTTCTGAATGACACATAAAGATTATGCATTTTGGGTTGAGACATTGCGAGTTGTAATTCGGTTTGAGCTAAAGTAATTCTCTGCGTCATCGAGAAGATATTCGGATCCGCTACAGGTAAGATATCGATTCTGTCATCAAAATCTATTTGCTTAATGGTCCTTGCACCACCTACGACATCATAAGGATATTCAGGAGGTAGATACGTTGAAATAATTTTAGCGAGTAATTTAAATTCTTGCTTCATGGAGAAATACAATCGTTTATGAATCGCCGACATAACCTTCGATCCTCTTTCTAAAAGAGCCATCGTTGTTCCGACCGCCGCTTGTTGAGAGCCTTCTCCAACTTGCAGTTCGGAAATAGCAGCAAATCGTTGACCTGCTTGAACCACAATCCCCATCAACTGTAATAACGTTGCTGATGGTTCTTTATAAGGGAGTGGATAGAAGGCATCTTTTAAGGATCCTCCTGGTGCATCGACATCTTTAAATTCTCCTGGTTGAATCGGAGACGCTTCATCCTTCACTCTGACCCCACGCTGCTTAAAGCCCGCAGGTAAATTCGATAGTGTCCCAGCATCTAATAATTGGCGGAGAGCGACTGTTGCAGTACGACTCAATCCGCCAATCATGTGTATGAGTCCAAAGCCATAGAATCCTAGTCCAGGCAGAAATTTGAAATGGACAAAGTATTGAATTCTTTGTTTCTTTGGGTCATTGGGCGCGAAGTTCCTTCTTATCGAAAGAACCTTTGTGCTGCTTTCATCGATGGTGACGATATACGGCAGCTTGATGCCAGTCGGTTGCCCGTCTGGACCAATATCTTCGAAGCCTTCTAGATCTAAATCTACATGGCATTCTAATAAGGTATAAATATTTGGATTACGTCCTGTTCGTTTCGTTCCTTCTAATTCTCTTTCCTTTTCTTTTAATTCGTCTTGCATCAACACGCCAGGTTTTGCCAGTTCAATATCACTATAAAATCCTGAAACCTGTTGTTTTCTAACTTCATTTTCTGGAAGTTTGATGACATGGGTAATCGATTCTGCATCGGCCAATGACGTTGCGGTATAAGGGACCACGACATCCTCTGCGGGTACAAATTTGGACACCGCACGTTGAAGTAAATCATCGTAGTAAACTTTTTTAAACGTGGATCCAGCTAGTGGTAAATGGAATAACATCGAATCAAATTCGGGTTCGTATTCCTTCATCTGATCCATGATTTGATAGTTCATGAAATTTTTAACTCGTTCGGCTTGTTGAGCCTTCCCTGGGTTGGGTGCTCCCATAACCTGAGTTCTAACGGGGCCATCGGCTGGCATGAGTTCTTTATAAGCGGTTGCTTGAAATTGGGTTACGGCTTCTGCGAGTACGGGGTGCGTTGCACCTGATGCGCCTTGAAAGGGCTCCGTTCTGTTTTCGTATTTAAATCCTAAAAGATCCAATCCCTGCGTATAGGTTTGTTCCCATTCTTTTCGGGAAGTCTTATTATCTTGATATTGGAAACGTAGTTCGCTTCCAATCGGATCGGTAATATCATCAGGTAGTAAATCTGCTAGGTTATCGAAATGGGATTCTGTTCCTGGAATATTTAAGTTCGCGCTTGGATCAAAATCGATTGTTGCTCCACCATCGTCTTCGGATGTAACTTCGATTGGTCCTTTTAATGGAACTTCCGAAATATTAACATCTGTCACTTCCTCTGCGCCGCCAGGAAGTATATCTTTAATATTCGGGAGTCCTTTTTCTATATCTGCCATATATTATCCCGTGAGTTTTTTAACACGATTGAATTGAGAAGACAAGCCTCCTCCGTAAG